TCACTAATGCCGATGTCCTCGAAAAGAATGTCATCCCTAGCGGATCCGCAACACTTACAGGCGCTTCAACTTATGTTGGGGTCGCAGCTGTTGAATCGGCGATAATGGTAGTTTCAGTTGAAGTTTTCCAATCTCGTACTGCCCCTGGCGGTCAGATTGAAGGAGTAGATTTTGCGCCGTCGCCATATCGGATGGGTCGCAGTTTATTTAATCGTTGCGTTGGTCTTTTAGGACCTTACATCGATGTTGAAACGATGGCTCAATAATGCCGAGCACAATCCTTTCAGCAGTTCGCACTCCTCTTGCCACGGCTCTTGCTGGCGTTTCTGCCAATATATTCAGTTATGTTCCAGAGCAAGTTCCAGCACCTGCTGTCGTAGTCGTTCCGGATTCTCCGTATATGGAGTTTGAGACTATTGGCAAGAGCACCTTTCGATGCAAGTTAAATTACACAATAACCTGCTGCGTTGCTTATAACAGCAACCCGGCTTCGCTTGATAACATCGAGCAACTTATAACAAGTGTTGTGGCGGTTATACCGGCTGGATATGAACTCCAGGTAGTTGATCGACCAACAGTTACTACAGTAGGCGCTAGCACCTTGCTGGTCGCAGATATACGGGTGTCCACTTGGTACACCCAAACAGCATAAGGAGAACCAATAATGCCAACAACAGTCATTACGGGTCGCGACCTAGTCCTCAGCATCGCAACAGTAAATTACGATGCGCAGACAACTAGCGTCACACTCGTTAACTCACCAACTATCGATATTTACCAAACACTCGATGGTAAGGCTTTTAAGCACACAGACGACATTTGGACTCTCAACGTAGAGTTACTTGCTGACTGGGGTGTTGCATCATCACTATTTGAAGCAATGTGGACAGCAGCTGATGGAAATCCAAATACAACTCTTGCAGTATCTTTGACAGCTGCAACAGGCGCTGTATTTACTTGCAACGTTTTGCCAGTATTCCCATCAGTCGGTGGATCTGCTCCAGGAGCACAAACTGATACTTGGGCGTTACAAGTAGTTGGAACACCATCAGAGTCATTCACCTAAAATCTAACAACGGGAGCAAAGATGAAACTACCAATAACAATTACATATAATGCTGGCGACTCTGCAACTTATGTTGCTCAGCCACCAGAGTGGGCTAAGTGGGAGAAGGCAACTGGTAACACGATTTCTCAGGCTAATGACAAAATTGGCATTTGGGATCTTTTGTTTCTGGCTTACAATGCTTATAAGCGCGAAAGCGCTGGAAAGCCTGTTAAGTCTTACGAGATTTGGTCTGAAACCGTTGCTGATGTAACAGTCGGAGACGATAGCCCAAAAGCCACAAGCCCGGAAGCGTAGGCAGGATCCTCGTCACTCTAGCGATAGAGACGGGGATACCAATGCAATACTGGGACGATGCGGATGATGTCTTAACAGCGATAGAGATTTTAAAGGAGCGATCGGATGGCAGATGAAGTCAAGATCGCTTATGATAAATCAGATTTACGCGGCATTACCAGGGCTTTCAAGGCCATGGATGATCAAGCCATCGAAGCTGCTAAAAAGGAAAGTTCTAACCTTGCTGAGTATGCTGCTGGACAGATTAAGATCGCAGCAGCGACTCGCACGGTTTCAGGTACTGCTGCTCGCCGTATTGCTGATGGAGTTAAGGTAAGCAAGACTTCAAAGATTGGTGAGTTTAGTTATGGATTTGCTCGTCAAAAGTTTAGCGGTGGTGGATCTACTTTAGATTTACTTTACGGTATGGAATTTGGTTCTAATCGTTTTAAGCAGTTTCCAAAGCGCACGCCAAACAAGGGCAGAGGTAACTCAGGTTACTTTATCTACCCAACCCTGCGACAGATCCAGCCGGATCTAGTTCGTAAGTGGGAGGAAGCATTTAGCAACATTTTGAAGGAGTGGGATTAATGGCAGGTAATAGAACCCTTAAACTCTCGATCCTTGCTGATGTCGATGATCTTAATAAGAAGTTAAAGGCTGCAAATGGCGATGTTGAAAACAGCGCCACAAATATGGAAAAGTTTGGCAAGGTAGCAAGTGCCGCTTTTGCAGCTGCTGCAGTTGCTGCTGCTGCTTACGCCCTTAAAATTGGCGTCGATGGCGTCAAGGCTGCAATCGCCGATGAGCAATCCCAGTTAAAATTAGCAACTGCCTTGGAAAATGCAACTGGTGCTACTAAAGCCCAAATTGCTGCTACTGAGGATTCAATCGATAAGATGGCTCGCGCTACCGGTGTAGCAGATGACAAATTACGTCCAGCCCTTTCACGTCTTGCTCTATCAACAGGCGATGTATCTAAAGCCCAAGATTTACTATCGCTTGCTCTTGATATTTCAACTCAGACAGGTAAGCCACTTGAAGGCGTAGCCAACGCCTTGGGTAAGGCTTACGATGGAAACACCGCAGCTTTGGGCAAATTAGGTATTGGACTATCTAGCGCTGAATTAAAGGCAATGTCCTTTACGCAGGTACAAACCCAATTAAGCGATCTATTTGGTGGCGCAGCAGCTGCTAATGCTGAGACTTTCCAAGGTCGCATGGATCGTTTAAAAGTCGCCTTCGATGAAGGTGTTGAAAGTATTGGTACGCAATTACTTCCAATCATTGAGGCGCTTATCAAGATTATTATTGAAAAGGTTGTGCCAGGCTTTGAAAAGTTTGCAAGTCTCTTTGATCCAATTAAAAAAGCCATTGACGATAACAAGGAATCATTTCAAGCACTAGGTTCGTTTATTGTGGATTACATCGTGCCAGTATTTACGGTGGCACTTGGTGGAGCGATTTCATTTGTTGCCAAGATTGCTGCTGGCGTGGTCGATATCGTGGGAAGTGTTATTAACGTTATCCGCACTTTAGTATCTGGTGCCATCGATGGAATTAATGCTCTTATCAAGGCTTACAACGCAATTCCAATTTTGCCTAACATTCCAACAATCTCAAAGCCATCATTTACCACACCGACAGTTTCAGCGCCAAAGGTAACGACTTCAACATATACAGCGCCTACAATATCAAGTCCCGATACAGGATCGACTGGTACAACATCTAGTACAACCGGCGTAGCGACCGCAGCTGCAACAGCAACCGCTGCATCGACTGCAATCGGGTCTTTCAATGCTGGTTCTTTTCGTATGGCAGAAGCTGCTACATCCGGCGATACTTATAACATAAATGTGACTGGAGCCTTAGATAAGGAAGGCGTTGCACGTCAAATCGTAGATATCATTCAATCCTCTAATTTACGCGGCACTAATGGATCTCTAGGTTTGCAGGCAATATGAGTAATTGGAGTCCGGTTTGGAAAGTCCTTATCAATGGGACTGGCGACAATTATGCAAACACTACAATTGCTAATCTCACCATTACCAGCGGTCGCACAAATATTGAACAACAGGCTCAGGCAGGTTATTGCAATATCCAGTTAGTCAATTTGAACAATGAGGCATTTGACTTCAAAGTAACAGATTCCCTAACGATAGAACTGCAAAATTCATCCGGCACTTACATACCAATTTTTGGTGGTTTTATCACAGATTTTAGTATTGAGGTTATTCAGGCTGGATCAACCGGATTCACTACAGCTGCCAACGTTACGGCCGTTGGTGCATTATCAAGATTATCCAAATCCACCTGGACAGATACTTTGTCACAGGATGAGGATGGCGATCAGATTTATGCTCTTATTGTCGATTTACTTGTCAATAGTTGGAACGAAGTTGCACCGGCTTTAATTTGGTCTGCTTATAATTCGACAACTACTTGGGCAAATGCAGAAAATGTTGGACTTGGTGAGATCGACCGCCCAGGTAGTTACACTTGTCAATCCCGTCCATCATCTGCCGAGGTTTTAAATCGTTATACTCTTGCAGCTCTTATTGCTCAATCCGCGTTAGGTCAACTTTACGAGGATGGATCTGGTCGAATTTCATATGCCTCAAGCACACATCGACAGGATTATCTTGCTGCAAACGGCTACACAGAATTAGATGCCAATAACGCTTATGCTGCGGGATTGAGATCCATCACCCAGTCTGGTGATCTAAGAAATGATATTACTTTAAATTACGGGTCTGGTTATGGATCGCAAAAAACTGCTATCGATAACACTTCAATCAATACTTTTGGCAGATATGCAGAATCTATCAACACCGTAATCCATGGTGCAACCGATGCTCAATTAGTTGCTGATAGACGTTTAGCGCTCAAGGCTTATCCTCGCTCTAAATTTGATTCCATTACCTTTCCACTAGGCAACAATGAAATCGATGATGCCGACCGTAATGCCCTTATTGGCATATTTATGGGTCAACCTATCAAAATTACCAATTTGCCATCAAACATAAATGATGGCGAATTTGAAGGATATGTTGAAGGCTTCACTTTTAGGGCTGGTTATAACCGGGTCGATCTCACAATCAATGCGACCCCAATTGAATTTTCTCAAGTGGCAATCCGCTGGGATCAGGTTTCAGGCTCCGAGGCTTGGAATACTTTATCGGCTATACTTACATGGAACAATGCGATAGGAGCAGTAGCATAATGGCGAGCACAACTAATTATAACTGGAGCACCCCGGACGACACGGCGCTCGTAAAAGACGGGGCAGCTGCTATCCGTACGCTGGGCTCGTCTATTGATACAACCACAAAGGCGCTAAATCCATCAACAACCCTCGGGGATATTGAATATCGTTCAGGGACTGCAAACACAAATACGCGTTTGGGTATTGGTTCAAGTGGTCAAGTTTTGACTGTTGCTGGTGGTGTTCCATCGTGGGCTGCTCCAACAGCTGGAACTCCGTCTTTTGTAGGTTGCATTGTTCGAGATACCGCACAACAGACGATTGCAACTGCCACACAAACAACTATCACATTTAATACAGATGTAATTGACACAAATAATTTTCACGATACTTCAACAAACACAAGTCGTTTTACAGTACCAACTGGATATGCTGGAAAGTATCGAATCAGTTATAACACTCGTTTTGGAGATACAAATACGACCGGCGATCGCATTTGGGAAGTGTATATTAACGGTAGCAACGTTTCTGGTTATGGAATGAAAGCAAGCGCTGGTTCAACTGGTCTAGGTTATGGAGTACCTGTATCTGTAGAAATGGTTCGCAATTTAGCGGTTGGTGATTATGTTGAATTGCAGGTCTATCATGACGCAGGAACAAACCAGAGTTTTATTCGTTCGTATAATGGCGCATTCAGTTTTACTTTCTTAGGAGCATAAGATGGATCTATTTACAAAAATTACTAAAGTTTATCCAGAATTAACTTCATCGGATTTTAGTCCTTTGCTTGGTTCAATCCTTTTGCGTGATGACGGCGATGGTGTCCAATACATCGCAAAATGGGAATATTCACAGCCAATTCCAGACGGATTGAAACTAGGTAAGTGAAGCCAAAATTATCTAAGTCGCTTATTCAGTTAAGAGAACAGGCGGACGATGCTTATCCTGACCGAAAGCGTGACTCTGACGGCACAATCGGAGATGCACGCCATGCAACCCGAAAGAGCGATCATAACCCTGACCCTGATTCAGGGTATGTCCGCGCTATCGATCTCGATGCTAATTTCGACAAACAAGCCTCTACAGCTGCTTACATTGCCGACCAGATTCGAATTGCAGCCAAGTCAGATAAACGGATTGCTTATGTCATCTTTAATCACAAGATTGCAAGCGCTCGAAGCCTCTGGCGCTGGCGCAAATATACCGGAGTTAATCCACATACCAAACACATTCACGTCAGTTTTACGAAGGCTGGCGACACGGATTCGAAGTTTTTTAACATCCCATTACTAGGAGGAACAGATGAGCCAGGACCTAAAAAAGATGCTAGCAAGTTGGGGCAGAGCCTTTCTAACAGCTGCGCTTGCACTCATAGCTGCGGGCGAGACTGACCCTAAGAACATTGCTTACGCTGGTGCGCTAGCAACGATTCCGCCAATTATGCGTTGGCTAAATCCTAAAGATGAAGCGTTCGGTTTGCGGTGAGTCCAGGTGATTGGGCAGGGTTCATCCTTGCCATTGTCTCGACGATTGCTGTATTTGTTGGCGGTTTGCGTTATTTGGTTCGCGGTTGGCTGTGGACTCTTACGCCGAATGGTGGATCATCTCTCGCAGACCGATTGGCAAGAATAGAGACACGCCAAGAGCAGATGATGGAACTTCTCAAAAAGTAAGGGACACTTATCCACATGGCAAAGAAAGCAACTAAAGACCTAGTTGAGCAAGATTATTCTGCACTTGATGCTTACTGCATAGGGATGTATGAATTTGCTCAAAGTCTAAAGCGAGCAGGTTTTGATGAGGAAACAGTCCTTGGCATTATTGTGGAACGTTCTGCCTATCCTGCTTGGATCTTGCCAGATCCTATCGAGCCAGAACGGTTCGGTGACTATGAGGACGACGACGACGAGGACTAATGACAGTAAAACGAATTGCTTGGATTTCAGATATCCAGGCACCGTTCTTTCATGAAGCAGCAGTCAAGAATCTAGGCAAGTTTTTAAGGGCTTACAAGCCTCACCAAACGATCTGTATTGGTGATGAAATTGATCTACCGCAGCTTGGTGGGTTTGCCCAATCGTGGCAAGAAGTCGAAGGCAACATCGATGAGGATCGCAAACTCACTTTAAAGATTTTGCAATATCTTGGCGTTACTGACGTCGTTGGATCTAATCACGGCGCTCGCGTTTATAAGTCTCTGTCTCGCAGATTACCAGCATTTATGAATCTGCCTGAGCTGCGTTATGACAAGTTTATGGGATACGACAAAGCCGGCATTAAATACCATCCAAACGGATTTGATTTTGCTCCTGGCTGGCATACTTGCCACGGTGACGCTTTTCCATTATCGAACAAGCCAGGACAAACAGCCCTAAATGGCGCCATGCGCATGGGTAAATCAATCGTGTCAGGGCACACCCATAGACTTGGTCTATCTGCCCATTCTGAAGCCTCTGGAGGGCGCTACGGGCGTATTGTATGGGGAGTTGAGGTTGGCAACCTTGTTGACCTTGCAAGCCCAGGCATGGGGTACACAAAGGGCTATGCGAACTGGCAAATGGGTTTCGTGGTAGGCACGTTACACGGTAAACGCTTCACGCCTGAACTTATCCCTATCGATCCTAAAGATGGATCATTTATCTATCAAGGCAAACGCTGGGGCTAAATCGTTACCGTTTCGTTATCTAAATAAACGTGTAATTGTCTCCAGATTGTGAGACCGTAATCCCATCAGAGAAACCCAGTATCTGATAAAGGGAGAAAACAAATGGATTTACAAGTGCCAGTAATCATTTTATTACTGATCGCAAACGTTTTATGGTATGTCGTTGGCTGGTCGCAAGGCTTTAATGAGGGCAAGCGCGAGGGTTTGGTAGTAGGCAAAAACAGTCAGCGCGTGAGTGTTAATGATCGCTAATGACATCCTTGACGAAGCAAAAGACCTCATCGCGGACAGAGGTAAAGATTACGGCTTGGCAGCTATCAATCATCTTCGAATCTCCAAATACTGGAGCACCTATCTTGAACGAAACATCGAGCCTCACGAAGTCGCAATCTGTATGGCACTTGTCAAAATCGCACGTTTACAAGAGACAAGCCTCCACGCAGACAGTTACAAGGACGGCGCAGCATACATTGCGCTCGCTGGACAAATTGCATCAACTGATTGGAATGACCTTGACAGTTATTAA